AAGAGTGACAAGTTAATTAATGCTCGTATGAATGCTAAAGGTATGTCTGTAGGGTATTATAATGGAGGCTCTGTTGGAGAAGAAAAAACCTCATTAAACGCCGATCCTACAAAAGTAGATGCACTCATTGATAAGTTTATGGTAGCCGCACAGAATAGCCCAGCGTTAATGCAAGAGCTTGCTAATAGAGGCGTTACAGTAAATACTACTAGTGCTAACATGAACCCTCAAGAAATGCAGTCAGCTAACAGGCAAACTGAAAGAGCTTTTAATACTGGAGGGTTAGGTTTTAATGCGGCTAATTACGGATTAGGTTTTTCTGTGTTTGGTGGAGGTAGTCAGGCAGAAGATGACACGACTACAGAACCAGAAGTAGAAACTATTATGGTAGAATATCATAACCCTACTACAGGCGAGACAATGATGATAGCTCACAATAAAGCTACCAATCAACCTACACAAGTTGTACCTGCAGGTTTTATAATGGGCCCTCTTCCTAAAGGTTATCAAGTAGATAATAGACATCACGATGAAGATACTCGTAGTGATTCTGAGAAGTTACTAGAAAAGTCTATGAAAGATACTAAGTGGATGGATAGATATGATTATAGTAGTCCTACAGGTCTTTATCAAACTACCAAAGCAGCTATGGAAGAAGAACTAGAAGCTCAACACGGTATAATACAGTTTATCAGTAAGTTTGACAAAACTGGTATTATGGGTAAAAGACCTCAACTTATGTTACTAGGACAAACTAATGCACACATACGTATGTTAGAAAAGTCAGGCAATGCATCTCCAGAAGAAATAGCAGATCTTAAAAAACTAGCCGCACAGTATGAAGAAAAGCATGGATTGGGTGGCCCTGTTATGGGATTAGTATCTAATGGGTGGGGTCTATCAGACGTAATTAAAAATAAGCTTGGAGATGATCTGTTTAAACCCGGAGGAATAGGTGCACCTAAACGAAAGGTCGAAGTTAAAACAGCAGAAGAAAAAGCTAAAGCTCAAGCGAGTTATAGAGCTTCAGAAGCTAGACAAGCTAAAAACATAGAAGACATCATTAATCCAGCATTAAAATCTGATTCAAAAGGTCAAAAAGAAGCTAGAGCACAAGTAGCAAAATCTAAAAGAAGACAAACTAGAGACGGTGGTGTCGTTGGTGGCCCTGCTGATACTAAGAAGAATTTAAATAAAGTAAATGCCCAACTTAAAAATATAGCAAGTGGTGGTGGTGGTGGCTTTAATGAAGGCGGCCTAATGAAGAAGAAAAAGAAATAACTAAAAGACTATCCTATAAAAACTATAAGGCTACCCAGCTTAGGCTGGCCCCAACATAAAGGAAAACAATATGGCTGAATTAGAAACAATGGAATCTCCTAAGGTAGCAGGGTTTGTTGACCCTAACTATACCAATAAAGCTAATAGGAGACGTATAGAGCAAGAAGAAGCAGAGCTAGACAAGCTCATGAAAGGGGAACAGAATGAGGAAGATACTTCAGAAGATCAAGAACCTGATGGCGAGACTCAAGAACTTAGTGATGAATCTGATAAGAAAGATGAAACGTTAAGTAGTGAAGAACGTACATACAAGAAACGTTATAGTGATTTACGTGACCATCTAAACAAACAGTCTGCAGAGATTAAACAACTACAGTCTAAACTAGAGAATGCTGAAACAAGTGGTACTCTTAGGCCGCCCAAGTCAGACGAAGATATTGAGGCATGGGCTAATGAGTTTCCTGACATTGCGGCTATAGTAGAAACTATTGCATCTAAGAAAGCAGAGGAACGATTCTCTGGTGCTGAGGCAAGATTACAAGAGATTGATCGTATTAGTGAAGAAGCTACTCGTAGTAAGCTAGAACAAGAGATCAGAGCCATACACCCTGACTTTGATGAACTACGTGATAGTGATGCTTTTCACGATTGGGCTAAGAAAGAACCTAAGTGGGTCAAAGATGCTCTATACGACAACTCTGAAGATCCTGCATCAGTAGCTCGTGTAATAGATCTATACAAGATGCACAATGGTTTAGATACTAAGTCTAAAAAGAAAGCTACTAAAGCGGCGGCTTCTGCAGTAGTAACTAAACGTTCTACTAAGCCTGACTCTAACGACACAGCAGGACACTTCAGCGAGTCTCAAGTACACAAGATGACAGCTATTGAGTACGAGAAAAACTCTGATGCTATCATGGAAGCAATACGTGCAGGTAAGTTTACCTACGATATGACAGGCGGCGCACGATAATTGCAAATAAAGTATTGACATCTATAGACTATAATGTATAACTATAGGTGTCTTTAACCTGTAGTAAGCCTCACACTGTGACTACCTTACTATTAAGACACTATCTCAATAAGTCTAAACATACCAATAATAAGACCTACCTGAATAAGTATAGGCCCGTGTAGTTTAACATTGTGACTGATCCTTACAACTTAAATATACATGCACCCTAGAAAGTACAGCCTCTTATCGGTTCGTTTAGCTTACTTAAAACTAAGCCAAACACCTAATGGAGGATTATAATGGCATTTGCATCCGCAAGCGGATATACAAACTTACCGAATGGTAACTTTAGTTCCGTAATTTATTCAAAAAAAGTACAACTTGCATTCCGCAAGTCCACAGTTTGTGGAGACATAACTAACTCTGATTATTTCGGTGAGATCGCTGCACAAGGCGATACAGTGAAAATTATAAAAGAGCCTGAGGTAAGCGTATCAGCTTATGCTCGTGGTACAACAATAGCTGCACAAGACTTAGCAGACGCAGACTTCTCTCTAGTTGTAGATAAAGCAAACTACTTTGCATTTAAAATCGACGACATCGAAGAAGCACACTCCCATGTTAATTTCATGGACATGGCTACAAACCGTGCGGCTTTCCGCTTGGCTGATCAGCATGACCAAGAAGTATTGGGCTACTTAAGTGGTTACAAGCAAGCTGCATTACATGCTAACGCAGGTACAGTAAACAACGTAGTAAATGGTACTAAAGCTAATACGGCGGCAGGTACAGACGAATTACTTGCAGCTAACAAGCTGAAAAAAGGTGACTTCGGAAACATTACTACAACTTCAGCAGGTGATCACTCGATCCCAGTTGCGGCACGTTTACCCGGAGCAACTGCTCTACCAACAGCATACGTATCACCAGCAATGTTGATTTCACGTATGGGTCGTTTGTTAGATCAGAACCAAGTAGACACTGCAGGTAGATGGCTAGTACTTGATCCTATCATGATGGAAGTCCTTCGTGATGAAGATTCACGTCTGTTTAACGCAGACTTCGGTGAGTCAGGTGGATTACGTAACGGTCTAGTCTTGAACAACTTCCACGGATTCCGTGTATATACTTCAAGTAACTTACCAGCAGTAGGTACTGGTGCAGGTACAACAGGTTCAGCTAACCAAAACCTAAACTACGGTGTTATCGTAGCTGGTCATGATTCAGCTGTAGCAACTGCAGAGCAAATCAACAAAACAGAAACATATCGTGATCCAGATTCATTCGCTGACATCTGCCGTGGTATGCATCTTTACGGGCGCAAGATCTTACGTCCAGAAGCGTTGATCACAGCTAAATATAACTTAGCATAAAATAAACAAGTACAGGGAGTCCCAATTATGGGGCTCTCTACCTATTTAAAAACATTAAAAGAGGATTCATATTATGGCTTTTATCGCCGATACCGTTTTTGATAATGGACTTTCAACGGTAGATACTAACGGTACTCGTTTAGATATCTGCTCAAGTGAGCCTACTACTTATACTGCGGCAACTTCAACAAATACACTAGGTAATGCTACTGTAAACACAGGTGCTCCAACTAACGGTGCGACTGATGGTAGACGTGTAATTATTCCTGCGATTACTGCAGGTACTGTAACAGGTACTGGAACTGCGGCATTCTGGGCATTAACAAACGGTTCAAACACACTGTATGCTACGGGTTCTTTGAGTGCTTCTCAAGCTGTTACTACTGGTAACACATTCTCATTGGATGCAGTTTCTATAACAATCCGTGACGCTTAATAGGCGTTACTCAAGATGGCTGATCATAACTTAAGAGCAAGCGGTTACGCTGTTTACGGTACTTCTGTCTTTGGACAGGAACAGTATGGTGGACATGTACGCTCTGAGGTTGAGGTCAGCCAACCTTCTTTAGGGGTTGTACTTAATGCAGATAATATTAGTACTACAAGTGAAGTTACTTCTAGTGATTTAGATCAGACACATGTACTATTAAGAGTAAATGTAGAATCTACATCAAGTATAACTAATCCTGATGTTGACGAACTAAACATACTAGACGCTAATGACGTATCTTCTGCTACTACACTTACAATACCTAGCACAGGTCAGTTACATAACCTAGAAGCTACTTCAGTAGAGTCTAACACTAGTGTAACATCCCCTTCTGTTGATCAGGTACATACACTAAATGCTACTGATGTTAGAACAGGGGGTGCAGGTAGTGCTCTTAGTATAGATAGTACTTACGGTACTACATACCTAAGAGAGCTTACATCATTCCCATCAAATGGTTTTTCATCTGGCTCTGGTGGTGCAGGTAAAATTGATGTAACTTATGTATTTGATATGACTTTCAGTACCACAGATACTGGGTGTATATTAGACCAAGGAGGTGTTGTAGACGGAACATATGTAGGTATGTTGACAGGAGGCAATCTTAGGTTGTCTGTTTCTGGTGCAGTATTAGGTGCATCTCAAGAAACATCTACTACAACAACAGATATGTCTACTTATGCTGGTGTGGCTGGTCAGCTTATTGTTACTATTGATTATCAAAACCATATTCAATGCTGGTGGAATGACAGTGCAAATAGTCTTAACCAGATAGTATCTGTAGATTTTAATGGTAACGGCGATTGGGCTGGCACTAACGTAGCAAAAGTAGGTGGTGTAGGAAGTTCTATACAGGGGGCTGGAAACCTTACTTCAGACTTTACAGGTACAATAACTAGGTATCGTGAGTTTGATAATAATTATGTAGATTTAAGTTCTGTAAGTTTAGGCGGTGCGGCTAACGAAACATCAAGCCCTGAACTAGATCAAGTACATATCTTAACACACTTAGGTGCAACAGGTAATACTGAAACATCAAGTCCTGATATAGATCAAGTACATGTTCTACAGCATACAGGTTCGATAAGTAACACTGAGATATCTTCTCCTTCTGTTTCACAAGAGCAAGATTTATCTGCTAATGATATTAGTACTACAAGTATAGTTACTTCTCCTGCATTAAGTGAATCTCACGAACTTACAGCTATTAGTATTGAAACTAATACAGAAGTAACTACATCAGACCTAGATGAAAAACATGTATTGTCAAGAGTTGATGTATCTACAAATTCTGAGACAGCATCAACAGACCTAGATGAAAAACATGTATTTATCTCTGTAGATGTGAAGTCTAACTCAGACTTAACTGCCCCCGTTATAGATCAAAAACACCAGTTTAATGCAGTTAATATTGAAGCAGATTCAGAAACACAGAGTGTAAGTCTAAATGAAAAACATGTACTTATCTCTGTAGATGTTACAAGTACTTCTACTATAACTAACCCAGACGTTGATGAATTAAATATACTAGATGCACAAGACGTAAGATCCCTAACTAATCTAGTTATACCTTTAGTTTCTCAAAAACATATACTAGTTTCAACACAGATAGACACTTCATCTGAAGTAAACACACCAGTAGCGGTTGTTAAAGTAAATCTAAACGCAAATGATCTTGATTCAAACACTACATTATCTCAGCCTGACCTAGATCAGGCACAATCATTAAGTTCTGTAAGTATCAGTACTTCTACATTAGTATCTGAAACGACTATAGAGCAAGTACACATTGTAGATGCAATAGATGATGAGTCAGGCTCAGAAGTAACTACTAGTGATTTAAACCAAAAACATATACTATCTAATAATGAAGTTGATACTAATACTGAAGTAAGTAGTAATAATATTACTCAGTTACATAACTTCTTAAGCGTTAATATTGAGAGTAATTCTAGCATAACTAATCCTGATGTGGATGAGTTAAACATATTAGATGCTGAAGATGTTAGATCTCTTACTACCCTTACAATACCTTATATAAATCAGTTACAGACTTTAAATGCTGTTAGCATAGAAACTACCTCAGAAGTTACAGCACCTAGTGCCGTTGCTAATGTTGTATACTTAGCAGACTTTATTGAGTCTTCGTCAGAGGTTACTAATCCTGATGTTGATGAACTTAATACAATAGATGCTATTGACATTGATGCAAATACTGCTACAATACCTAATCCAGTAGTAGGTCAATTACATAATATATCTGGCGTAGATGCAGAAGTAGACTCTGAGACTACAGCAACTACGATAAATCAGTTACATAATCTTATTTCTACTGATGTTGTTTCAAGTTCTTCTGTTACAGAGCCTGACCTTTCGGAATTAAATGATTTAAATGCTACAGATGTAGAAGCTAATTCAGAATCAAATGTAGTAAGTATAAATCAAAATCAAACTCTTACTGCAAATAATCTTAATTCTTCTACATCTACTACCTCACCTAATATTACTTCTTTGCACAACCTTAGTGTAGAAAATCTAGAAACAAACTTTGAATTAACAGTACCTGAATTAGAACAATTACACTTACTAGGTGCAACAACAAGCCCAGTAACTACATCAGAAGTATCTAATAACGTAGGTATAGTAGAACTAACACCTATAGATCAAGATACTAGATTTACAATAAACATACCTTCAGAAAATAAAGTAGTAACAGTAGCTCTTCAAGATTATAGTAACAATGTATTAGTACTTCATGAGAATAGAAACTTGTTAATACTAGCGGATAGGATTGCAGCATAATGAAATGGCCTTTCAAAGACCCCGACGAAATATTAGATTACTCAGTAGATTGGTCAAGATTTTTAGACACACATTCTATAGAGGCTGTAAACTGGTCAATTAAAAATGCTGATGGTACTAAGACAGCAGTGTCTTCAGGTGAAACAGTAGATGGTCTTACTCTATATCAACAGACTAATACACCTACGGTAGCTACAGCTAGGTTTGGTGCAGGTACATCTAACAAAACATATAAGATAACATGTGCAGTTACATTTAATACTTCGTTAGTATCAGAACGTGTTATCCAGCTACCAATTAAGGAACGATAGTCATGGCGTATAACTACTTAGAATTAGTTAATGATTTAAATCGTAGGGTTAATGAAACTGAACTTAGTTCTAGTAACTTTGCAGCTGCAACAGGTTTCTATAATACAGCTAAAGATGCTATAAACTCTTCTATTAGGTTATTAAATCAAGAGCAGTTTCAATGGCCTTTTAATTACTTAGAACAAGAAGACATATTAACTGCAGGTGATATGAGGTATGATATACCTTACAATGCTAAGACAGTAGACTATAGTACATTTAGAATAAAACGTAACTCTACATTTGATAACGCAACTGTTGCCTTAAAGAAAATGAATTATAAGGACTATCTTTCTAAGCATGTAGATGGTGAGTATAATGAAGACGAGAGTATGCGTAAGATACCGACACATATAATAAGAGCTCCGGGTAATCAGTACATAGTACATCCTTCACCTGACAAAAATTATGAACTTATATACGAAATGTATTCTCTTCCAGTGGATCTTATACTACACTCAGATGTACCTTCTGCACCAGAAGCATATCGTCATATAATAGTTGATGGTGCAATGTACTACGTACAGATATTTAGAAATGACAATCAATCAGCACAACTGTCTCTTCAAAAGTTTACTGAAGGTGTTAAGAATATGAAGTCTATATACATAAACAAATTTGATTATCTATACGATACGAGGGTGCATTTTTAATGGCTACAGGTTGGCAAGCATTTCCTCTTGAGTTAAATGGAGGTCTAATAAGTAACATGTCAAGGTTACAGCAGGGCCTTAAGGCTTCGGGTTCTGCTAGAAGATTGATAAACTTTGAGCCTTCTGTTAAGGGTGGGTATAGGCGTATTAATGGTTTTACTAAATACACTAGTAGTTACATACCAACATACGGCTCTCCTGTAGTACAAGGAAGTTCTCAGTCAGGTACATCTCTTGTTATAGCTAATATTTTTGTAAGTATTACAAGCGGTTCTACTTTTCAGATAGCAGGGGTATCGGGTACATATACTGTAGCAAGTAGTTCTTTTAGTTCTATTAATAAAGAAACTACATTAACTATTACACCAACTTTAGCTAGTTCACCAGCAGATAAAGCAACAATTACATTTAGTAATAAAACAAGTAAAACAGAGGGCTTACACTTCTTCGTAGATACAGCTAACAATGTTAGTACTACCTTAGTTTATAGAGATGGTAATTTATATTCTTCTACAGGTTCTACATTTACTAATCAGACTGTGCCTAACTACGGTTCTACTAATGTAAAAACTTCAGGTCAATCGGGTACTAATTTAATAGTACAAGGATTTACATCCGATACAGATGTTGCTAGAGTAGGTGATACGTTTACTATAGCAGGTGTTGAAAAAGTTTATACAGTTTTATCAGCACCTCCTATTAGCTCTGGTCATGGAACTATTAGTATATACCCTGCTTTAGCTTCTAGTCCAGCCGATACAGCAACAGTAACATTTACTAGTCGATCTATGGCAGGTGGTACTAAAGCTAGATTTATAAATTTTAACTACGATGGTACAGAACGTACCGTAATGGTTGATAGTACTAATTATCCTATTACTTGGGGAACTAATGAAGGGCTTAAAGTATTAGATAGCTCTTCAAGTATATTAGGTTCTGAAGTAGTAGCATCCTTTAAAGACCATCTATTTTTTGGTAAAGGTTCTAACTTAGTATTCTCTGCACCTTTTCTACAAAATGATTTTACTCCTGCTAATGGCGCAGGTTCTATTAGATTACCTTCACGTATCACAGGTCTAATAACATTCCGTGATAAACTAATTATATTTACTAACTCAAGCATACATCAGCTTACAGGTACTGCTTCTTCATCATTTCAATTAGCAGAAATATCAGAAGACTTAGGTTGTTCAGAACCTGATACTATCCAAGAAGTTGGTGGTGATATTATGTTTTTGGCTCGTGATGGTTTAAGGTTTCTAGGTGCTACTGCTCGTATTGGTGACTTTAACTTATCTGTAGCCTCTCGTAATATACAAGACAACATAACAGAGTTTACATCTTCTTATGCAGATGTAGTATCTTTAACAATTAGAAGTAAATCTCAATATCGTATTATGGGGTTTGCATCAGGCCAAATAGATTCTGTAGCTGAAGGCTATATAGGCACACAGTTCGCTGATCAAGATGCATCTAGTTTTTCATGGTCGCAAACTAAAGGTATTAAAGCCTACCGTACAACATCTGCTACCTCAGGTAGTTCTGAAGTTATCTTATTTGTAGGGGAGACTGGTTATATTTACAGACTAGATACAGGTAATACATTTGATGGTTCTGTAATATCGGCAAGTTTTTTTACTCCATTCATGTCTATTAATGACCCTAAAGTAAGAAAGACTTTATTTAAAGCTACTACATACTATGACCCAGAAGGTAACGTAGATGGTAATTTAACTTTTAAGTATGACTTTCAAAGACCTAATGTAATACAGCCTTTATCAGGAGGTGGTGAGGTTGCTATATTTGGTAGTGCAATATTTGGAGATGTTAGCTACGGAGGTGATCCAGAAACAGTTATTGAAACTAATACAACAGGTTCATTTTTTACAGTTTCATTACAATATGAGTTTACAACAGTAAACAATCCACCTTTTATAGTAGACACTGTTTTACTTGAATACTCTAACAACGATAGGAAATAGAAATGGGTACAGGTTATACACGTAACGACTCAACAAACAATATAGCAAACGGTAACGTAATTAATGCTTCTGATTTAGATGGTGAGTTTGACGCAATACAAACAGCTTTTAGCACCTCTGGTCACACACATGATGGTACTGCCGCAGAAGGCGGTGTTATTACTGTAGTAGGGCCAGCCCAAGAGTTTCTAGGTGATGGTACAGCTTGGTATCCTAAAACTGATGCTACTTATGACTTAGGTAAATCAACAGCCTCTTTTGATGTAGCATTTGTAGAATCAATTAACTTGGCTGGTACAGTCATAACTTCTTCTGCAACTGAAATAAATAAATTAGATGGTGTAACCGCATCGACTACAGAGATAAATAAATTAGATGGTGTAACCGCATCGACTACAGAGATAAACTATATAGATGGTGTTACATCTAATATACAGACACAACTGGGTACTAAGTTACCTTTAGCTGGTGGTGCAATTACAGGCAACGTAACTTGGGGTGACAACAACAAAGCCATCTTTGGTGCTGGCAGTGACTTGCAGATTTACCACGATGGTAACAATAGATTAGTAACATCTGGTGATCTATTAGTTAACATCACTGATGGTGATGAATTTCAGATTTTGGGTAGCCAAACTGCTGTACTAAGAGCCACAGCGACAGGCAATGTACGACTGTTTCACAACGGCGCAGAAAAACTAACTACAACAACAACAGGCATTAACGTTACAGGCAATGTAGTAGTATCTGGCACAGTAGATGGACGTGAATTATCTAATGATGGTGGTAAGCTAGATACTATAGAGACAAATGCTAAAGACGACCAAACAATTACTGCTGGTTCTGGATTATCAGGCGGCGGTACTGGTAATGTAACACTAAGTCATAGTGATACATCATCTCAGGGTTCATCAAATAACTCTGGCAGAACATACATTCAAGACATTACACTTGATACTTATGGACACGTCACAGGTTTAGCTACAGCGACAGAAACAGTAACCAATACTGATACTAACACTAATCAGCTTACTACTTTTGTAATGGAAGATGGTGATGGTACAGAAGTTACTATTTCTCATGGTAAGGAAATGAAGTTTGTTGAAGGCCAAGATATAGATGTAAATTGGACTAATACACTTAATGGAACAGATGGTGATCCTTATGACTTAACAATTTCACATACAGATACCTCTACACTTAGTGGTACATATGGTAGTACATCTAATGCCACAAAGATTGATCAAATAACAGTAGATGGTCGAGGTCACGTTACTGCAATTACAACTGGTGCATGTGGAGATATTCAAGGTGTTACTGCTGGTTCTGGTTTAGCTGGTGGCGGTACTTCTGGTACAGTTACACTATCGCATTCGGATACATCTTCCCAAGCATCTGTTAATAATTCGGGTCGTACATATATTCAAGATATTACATTAGATACATATGGACATATTACTGGAATAACATCTGCTACAGAAACAGTTGTAAACACAGACACCAACACAACTTACTCAGTTGGAGATGGTGGTCTTACAGAGAAAAACTTTACCACTACGCTAAAGTCGAAGCTAGATGGTATAGCTACTTCAGCTAACAACTATTCACACCCAACAAGTGCAGGAAATAAACACATACCATCAGGTGGTGCTGCTAACCAAATACTTGTGTATTCTTCTTCTGGTACGGCAGTCTGGGCAGACCCATCGGGCGGTGCATCTATTATCTTTAGCGATAATTCATGGACTAGCTCAAATGCAAGTACAATATCTGGTGGAACAAATGGGATATGGTTATATTCTAAGGCTAGCACTGGCGGGAATGGAAACAATACCAATGGCTTTGGCACTTTAACAATAAATGGTGCTGGTTCACATGGTATTAATCACGTTTCAAAGGGTAGTAATAACCAATTTTATGCTACTATGGGTTCGGGTTATCAGACTACTGGTTCTCCAACATCACTAACCCATGTAGGCGGTTGGTGGGTTGGTCAAATAGCCGCTGGTGGAAACGCAGTTTACTCTGGAAATGGCGGCGTATCATCGAGGTATCATACATTATGACATTAAAAATTATAGAAG